CTTTGCCAGAACCGCAATTAACTTATGCAGAAAAAAATGAAGCATTAAATATATTTTTAGAACAACCTGATGCACCTCCTGCACCTACCACACCCGGTGCGGCGAAAGCGCTCGACAAACTTTTAAAGCGTTTTGACTATACATTGGCAAATTCTACAAACAAGATGCGTCAATATGTGCTTTTTAAACTGTTTGAACTTGCCGAAAACGAAGACCCAAAACTTCAAATTAAGGCGGTTGAAATGCTAGGTAAGGTAACTGAAATTGGGCTCTTTACGACAAAAGTAGAGGTAGCTGCTGCAGATAAACCGACAGGTGACCTAGAGACAGAGCTTAATGAGTTGATGTCAACGTACTCTCTTGGCGGTGAGCTAGGCTCTATTGATGCATCCTATGCTCAAATTTCAGATGAAGAGCTTAGAGGTGATGTAGACGACATAGTTAAAGAGTATGCAGACGAAGTAGTTGAAGGGGAGCTAATAAACGATGAGTAAGTTAGCAAATGTACCTCCATCAGATAAAGAACGTATTGCAGAGCTTGTACGAGAACTTAAGCGCCGAAGAGAACGAGAGAATTCACAGACAGATTTTTTAGCGTTTGTGCAGTCAGTGTGGCCTGACTTTATATATGGTCGACATCATGCAAGGATAGCCTCAGAGTTTGAGCGCGTAGCCAGAGGCGAGTGCAGACGACTCATAATTAACTTAGGTCCACGTCATACAAAGAGTGAGTTCGGCTCTTACTTATTACCAGCATGGTTTCTTGGGCGGTTTCCTAATAAGAAAGTGATTCAGTGCTCGCATACTGCTGACCTTGCAGTAGGGTTTGGCCGTAAGGTGCGAAACTTAGTAGACTCTCCGGCGTATCAAGAAGTATTCCCCAATGTAGGCCTGCGGTCTGACTCGAAGGCGGCGGGTAGATGGAACACTAGTGCAGGCGGTGACTATTTTGCTATCGGGGTTGGTGGTGCAGTAACCGGTAAAGGTGCTGACCTGCTGATAATTGACGACCCGCACAGTGAACAAGAAGCGGCGATAGCGGCAAGTAATCCTGAGATTTACGATAAAGTGTACGAGTGGTACACGTCTGGTCCGCGTCAGCGTCTCCAGCCTGGCGGAGCCATAATCATCATCCAGACTCGGTGGTCAAAGCGTGACTTAACAGGTCAGGTGCTTGAAGCGGCGATGCAGAGAGGCAACGAGAATTGGAGAGTGGTGGAGTTCCCTGCCATACTGCCCTCGGGTAAACCGCTATGGCCTGAGTTCTGGAGTCTTGAGGAATTAGAAGCGACACGCGATGCAATTGACGTGTCCAAGTGGCAGGCGCAGTATCAGCAAAACCCGACCTCTGAAGAGGGTGCGATAGTTAAACGAGAATGGTGGATGAAATGGACTAAAGAAGACCCGCCTCCAACAGACTTTATATTGATGACTTGGGATACGGCGTTTGAGAAATCACAGCGAGCTGACTATAGTGCGTGTACTGTGTGGGGCGTGTTCTACCAAGACAACGACAACGGCGTGATGCAGGCTAACATTATTATGCTTGATGCGAAACGTGGGCGGTATGAGTTCCCCGAACTTAAGCAAGTTGTGCTGGATGACTATAACTATTGGCAACCTGATAGTATAATCGTAGAAAAGAAAGCGTCTGGTGCGCCACTTATATATGAGCTACGTGCAATGGGTATTCCAGTGATGGAATTTACGCCTACAAGAGGTAACGATAAGATATCTAGGCTTAATGCGGTTGCAGACTTATTTCACTCTGGTAGAGTATGGGCACCGAACACACGATTTGCGGACGAGGTTATCGAAGAGGTGGCATCATTTCCCGCAGGGCAACACGATGACTATGTGGATACCGTGTCAATGGCGATGGCAAGGTTTAGAAAAGGCGGGTTTATTTCAACTAATTTAGATGAACCAGAACCAGAGCGAGAGTTTAGAGGGCGGTCATCACGGCGCAATGCATATTACTAACAACAGCAGAGAAACTAAATGTTTGATAAAAGCCTAAACCAAGCACCACTAGGACTTGAGTCCTTACTCGGCGGCGATGAGCCTGACATCGAGATTGAAATTGACGACCCAGAAAGTTTGCATATTGCAATGGGTGGGATGGAGATTGACTTTGACCCTAAAGAAGAAACGGACGAAGATTTTGATGAGAATTTAGCTGAACTCCTAGATGATGGGGAGCTTTCGTCTATTGCAGCAGATTTGTTGTCTGATTTTGATGATGACGTGGCTTCGCGTAAAGATTGGATTACAACCTATACAGATGGTTTAGAGCTACTCGGTATGAAGATTGAAGAGCGTACTGAGCCTTGGGATGGTGCGTGTGGTGTGCATCACCCTCTACTTAGCGAAGCATTAGTTAAGTTCCAAGCTGAGACTATGATGGCGACATTCCCGTCAGCAGGTCCTGTCAAAACAAAGATTATCGGCAAAGAGACTTCTAGTAAGAAGGAAGCGGCGGTACGTGTTCAAGACGACATGAATCACCAGCTTTTAGACGTGATGACTGAGTACAGACCTGAGCATGAGCGTATGCTTTGGGGTCTTGGGCTATCTGGTAATGCATTTAAAAAAGTGTACTTTGACCCAAAATTAAACCGCCAAACATCGCTATTTGTCCCTGCTGAAGACATGGTTGTACCTTATGGTGCATCTAACTTAGAAACAGCAGAGCGCGTGACTCACATCATGCGTAAGACTGAGAACGATATGCGTAGGCTTCAGGTAGCGGGATTTTACCGCGATATTGACTTAGGTGAGCCTAGTAATCAGCTTGATGACGTTGAGAAGAAAATTGCTGAGAAGATGGGATTTAGTGCAACGTCTGATGACCGATATAAAGTCCTTGAAATGCACGTTGACCTCGACCTTCCAGGATTTGAGCATACTGATGCAGATGGGGATGAAACGGGAATTGCACTACCTTATGTAGTGACTATTGAGAAAGGAAGTCAAGAGATTCTATCCATTAGACGTAACTGGGAGCCCGATGATGAAACCTACACCAAGCGACAACATTTTGTTCATTATGGGTATGTCCCTGGGTTTGGCTTTTATTGCTTTGGCCTTATTCATCTTATTGGCGCATTTGCTAAGTCCGGTACTTCTCTTATTAGACAACTGGTTGATGCGGGTACGCTAAGTAATTTACCTGGTGGGTTTAAAGCGCGTGGTATGCGTATTAAGGGTGATGATACGCCTATCTCTCCTGGAGAGTGGCGCGATGTAGATGTACCCAGCGGTACTATTCGAGATAACCTGCTTCCACTACCCTACAAAGAACCATCACAAACATTGATGGCACTGCTTAATCAGATTGTAGAAGAAGGTAGACGCTTTGCTAACGCGGCGGATTTGCAAGTATCTGATATGTCGGGTAATGCGCCTGTAGGGACGACACTAGCTATTTTAGAGCGCACGCTTAAAGTGATTACTGCTGTTCAAGCGCGTGTACATTATTCAATGAAGCAAGAGCTCGGTCTCCTAAAAGGGATTATCGCCGCTTACGCACCAGAGGATTACGACTATGACCCTGAAGAAGGAAGTAGAAAAGCCAAGAAGTCGGACTATACGACTACAGAAGTTATTCCTGTATCTGACCCTAATGCGTCTACGATGGCTCAGAAAATCGTACAGTACCAAGCGGTACTTCAACTTGCGCAAGGGGCACCTCAACTTTACAACCTGCCCATTCTTCACCGCCAGATGCTTGATGCTTTGGGGATTAAGGATGCGCAAAAGCTGGTTCCATTAGAAGAAGATAAGTTCCCTGTAGACCCTGTATCTGAGAATCAGAATATCCTTAGATTAAAACCTGTCAAAGCGTTCTTAACTCAAGACCACAATGCTCACATTGCTGTCCATATGGCGATGATGCAAGACCCCAAGATTATGGGTACGCTGCAAGGAAACCCGCTACTTCCACAGATTCAAGCGACAGTCATGGCTCACGTAGCAGAGCATTTGGGCTTCCAGTATAGAAAGGATGTTGAAGTACAGCTTGGTATGCAGATGCCTCCACAAGAGGATGATGACGGCGAAGATATGAAGCAAGACCCCGAAGTAGAAGCGGCATTGTCTCCATTACTTGCACAAGCGGCTACACAACTACTTCAACAAAATCAAGCTGGAGCAGCGCAGCAAAAAGCGCAGCAACAAGCACAAGACCCACTTATTCAAATGCAGATGCAAGAGCTACAACTTAAAGCGCAAGAAATTCAGAATAAAGCGCAGAGAGACCAAGCTGAGATTCAAGTTAAGATGCAGCAGATTCAAGTAGACCGTGAGCGTATCGCAGCGCAATCAGCTACAGCAGATAAGCAACGTGAGATTGATGTACTTAAAAACGCAGCGCAGCTCGGCGTCAAACAGTCACTTGATAAAGGTAAACAGACCCACGATGAGAAGAAACTGCAAGTAGAAGCGCTTAAAAACGCAGCTGATATGACAATGAAGAAGGAAGACCAGCAGCGCAAAACAACTGTTCAAGCTCTAAAAGATGCGGCTCAAATTACCGCTAAGAAGACTGAAACCGAAATGGGGTTAGCTCACCAAGCGTATCAAGGTATGCTTGAGCGTGAACGCGCACAGACAGAGAAAGCGGAAACTATGGCTCACGAAGCCTACCAAAAAGCTCTTGAAAGAGACCATCAAAGACATCATAAAATACTCGATGTAGCGCACCAAGGCCACCAAGCTGAAGTAAATCGCGAACATCAAAAAGAACAAGCTTTTGCTAAAGGGGGAGAAGTAAAACAATCCGCCAAGAAACCTAAGAAAGGTGAAGAATAATGGACGCATTTGATGTAGTGCTTAAGCACATTGATGAGAAAGTTATGCAGCTTAAAGATGCTGTATGTTCTGAGCGAATTGACTCAATGGAAACGTATAAACAGATGTGCGGTGAAATACGCGGGCTTCAAACAGCTCGTGGTTATGTACTTGATATAAAAGATAAATTAGAAGATTAGATAACACGGCCTTTCGCTTCGGGGTTTTTTAGAAATCGTTCGATGACAGCTTGGAAAGACAAGCACTATCAAGTATAGGCATTGGTTTTGGATATTTGTCATGTCCGGTAAGATAATTTGACTAGTTACACCAGTGTCTGTAGCTTGATAGTACGCGCATAGCGCACCAGTAATGGCCTGACGCTCGGAAATAGGAGACTTGGGAACGCTTGAAAGTACAGCGGCGAATACCGAGATTACTATCATGACAGCACGGAAAGACGGCATATTTTAATCCCACAAACAGGAAACAAAATGTCAAAGATTTTAATGGGGTTTGACCCCAAAAATCCACAAGTTGTTGGTAGCTACGAAACAAAGGCTACTAACGAAGAAAAAGCAACGCAACTCCCAATGCCATCAGGATACAGAATCCTATGTGCTATTCCAGAAGCAGATAAAGAATACGAAAGTGGTATCGCAAAAGCTGACGTAACCCTGCGTAATGAAGAAGTACTTACCACCGTATTATTCGTTGTTTCATTAGGCCCAGAAGCTTATAAAGACACAAACAAATTCCCTAGTGGTGCATGGTGTAAAGAAGGCGACTTTATCTT